AGATTTTGCTGGTTCTCCATCACGAGGTTGCATTAAAATATGTTTGACCTTATCTGAAATTTTGTCGCTAACCGCAAATTCATTATCGGCTACGGCTTCATCAATGTCTTCTTCCATTTCAGGTGTTAATTTTTTAGGTTTAGGTCCGGGTTGCCAACCTTTCATAATAAATGAAGGCCTACTAGATTCAGTCCTATCTGCTATACCGTTAGCAACTAATTTCTTTACCACTGTCTGCATTTGGCCCTTAAATTTATTTTTTCTAAATTGAGCAAAGCCGCCCAATAAATTAATAGGAATGAAAGTTTTAGATAATTCTACAATTTCTTCCTCTTTAAGAATTATATCAGCGACAGTAAATATCTTACCGGAAGGTTCTTTTTGCATAATCTCAATTGCGGCCCTGTGTAAAGCATCTCTATAAAGAGGGTAGTTATCTCTTCGACCTTTTAAAATATATGTTGTACCTCTTTCACCAGCCCTCGAACCGCCGGTGTCTGTTGCTCCGTGAGTTACAGGGGAGTTGAGACTAAGTTTTCTTTCTCCACCGGGTTCCATTAAGCCTAATCGTATCATTTTATTTAAAACCGCAGAAATTTGATAATCAATCTTATTATCAAACCATTTTGAAAACGGTCCTTTAGTCATTTTTCCCCTTTCTTCAACAATAACTTCTAAACACAATTCCTTTATCTCATTTAATTTATTCCTTATTTCAGGTATGGAAATTACCTTGCCGCTTTCATAATTTTCTATAATGTAATTAGACATAACATTATAAAAAACATTTCTATAATAGTTTCTCGACTCAACGGAAGACTTTCTCTTTAGTATTTCTTCCCACATATCAATCACTGTCCAAATAATACACCACTCGGCGTTTCATGCGTAGAATCTTATCTACATCTGCTTTATAGGAATCGTATTTACTCTTTAAATCTATCCCACTTGTAGAATCATTTCCTAATAAAACATAAGAATCATCACTTGCTATAAGTTCACAAGCAGTAAGTTTTGTAGCCGCATCTTCAATGATAGCAGGGATGCGGGTATGCCCACAAGTATATGTTACCTTAATTGAATGCTTATGATGAGTAGGAACTTCGCTTCGGAAGAAAATATCTCCCGTGTCTTTCATGTCCCACCATCCAGCGTTGCGGTCATAGTCTTCCTTATTTGTAAATTGAGTGCGAGAATTAGTTCCCCCGTTAACTGTGAGTGTGCAATTGGAACCATCCGAACCGGGGAGTAAAGAAACAATTGTAACCGTTTCATCTTCTTCTAAATTAGCGTAAAAAAAGTCGGATATATTATATGCTCCAGTTCCATCTTGTAAAGTCTTTTTACCAGTTCCACCTGTAAAGGGGGCGGTAGTTGTAGGCACTTGTTCATTAATAAGGTAGCAAATCTCCTGTGCCGTAGTTCTTTGCCCGTATGCCTTGTTAAACTTATCATTATCGGTTATACCTGAACTGTCCGGCGATATAGTCCAAGTTAATCCACCACTTGTTAAAACAATAGATGTAAGATTGGCGTAATCATCTACTGTTAATGTTGATACTACGGATGCTATGTCTGTATATGTCGAGCCATCCCAAATAGCAATTCGTAAAATCTTGCGAGTATTTTCATGGTGAAGTCTAATCTTCCCGATGTAGTCTTCGTAAAAGTGCATGTAATTATTATTTCTAACGAAATCGTGAAATTCATTTTCCACTAAATTATCTCTCCATGAAGAGTTTGTAAATTCGTCAATAAAATCCTCGGACCTTCTCATCAAATCTCCGACTTCGGATAGGGTGGGGGAGGTATCAGAATTAAAATCAGCAATACCCAATAGGGCGGCTACTTTTATAGCCGTTGTATAAGCACCTTTACCTAATGTGTAATCAACTACATTTAGACCGGAATCCGAAGGTGTCATCATTTTAACCATTAAATCACCATATCCAACAGTTGTAGTCTTTCTTCTATCTTATCTATAAAGGTTTTCTTTTGCTCATTAATAGCCTTACCCGAAGACGCAATAGACTTACCTTCCGCAGTAATATTGTAAGTTCTCTTTGCCTTTTTATCAGTTTTATTTCTATTTACCTGTTGGGTGGAATAGAAATTACCTCCACCACTACCTTCGTTTTGCAATATTTTAACTTGATGTTGTTGCTTAAATTCAGTAGAACCTACAACCTTTTGACTGGTTTCATTTGTGAGAAATTCTAAAGTAAATTCAAGATTACCCGACAAGGACCATCTCGTTGCCGGACCCCACTTGTTAGTATCAGTGGTATTATTAGTTATAACCCCCACTAAATAATCCGTGAGTCCTTCCTTTAAACTCGACTTACCTCTTTGTACCATAAATGCTTCCACTTCTTGTTTAACTAAAGAATTATCTACATCTAATGTTATATCAGAAATATTAAAAATCTGTTCTATTCTAAAAGCAACATTATCGTAATTATCTTCTTCCAATTCCTTTCCATTAAGAATTTCTGCGTAAGCCTCTTCAAACTCTTCCACTAATATAATCTCATCTTCTTCATATTCAGACTTAGATTTAAAAAAATTTTCTATTGCTTCACTAATTTTTTCTCGACTTGGTACTTTCATTCTTCTAACATCTTTATATGCAGATTTAATTTCACTAATAAGACCTTCACTTTGAGCATCCCCCTCATATTGATATAATGTATCTATCTGTTCCTGCGTTAAATCTTTGGGATTAGTCACTACTGGTTCAGAATCTTCACCGTCGTCTTCAGGAGTTTCTAATTGATTTAAATACAAAGAGAATTCTTCTGAAATTTCTGTAAGAGCATTTATAAACTCTGCATTTAACTGCTTAGACTCGTCATTACGACCAACAAATTCTTCGACTAACAGTTCTTCGTTTTTATCACCATGTTTTTGAATAAATTGCTCAATCCCTTCTATGAGAAGAGCGTTATCGTCGTCTAAAATATCATATAAGTTAAGCATTTCATCCTTTGTCTGTATAAAAGATTCAACTAAATTTAAATATGTCCTAACTTCTCTTGGCATCAAGGGGTCATATGAAAGTGCAGAATGTAATCTCGCCGCTCTATCTAACGCAGTTACCGGAGATTCATTCATTTCTGAAAGGTCAGACTTATTGGTATAAGTTTCCTTGTCTTCAATTAAATTGTATGCGGGTTTTCCTCCCTTTGGCCCTACAAATTGTGCGTCAAAAAAGGTATCTGCTAAACGCCATTTTTTAGACGGTACGGTTACACCAAATACTGTGTTAAACCCACTTCTTCTGTTAAAGAACTCAAGATTAGATTCCGATATAAAATTGCCTACCGCTGTTTTAAGAGTGTTCATATCAACTTCTTGTTTTATATCCACCATCTCGTCACCCGAAGGTCTGACTATTTTCTTAGGATTTACATTATCTATCGCTTCCTTTAAATCCTGAACATATTCGGAAGAAAGATTTAATAGTTCCTCTAAATCCACACCCTTTAGAGGGGATTTAGAATCCTCACTGTTTATTTCTTCTAAAAATTGTTCTCTCTTATATGGTATGTATCTTTCCCCTAATCCCTTAAGATAAGATTTCCACTTTACAGGTTCAAGTTCTAATACTGCGTCTAAGAAGTTAAAAAATTGAACTAAATCCATTTGCTCTACATTTACTTCTCTTGTTTTAGGTAGGGCTATTTCTTTATTATTTTCGCCCCCCTTCAAGTTTGAATCAACGAGCCACTTAGCCATTTTATCTCCCCACCTTTCATTTTCAAGTGGAGTCAAAACAAATTTATATCTAACATCAAAAAATTCATCGGGGTATTCTCCCGTTTCTACACCCTTTACTTTACGGTAAAGTTCCTGCAATACAGCATCTCTAAAACCTATTCTTACTTGCTCGGAATTAAATGCTAATTTCTTAGTGCTTTCTTCTCTTGGGTTGTCTAAAACCGTTTTAATAGAATCAAAGGTTTTTCCAGTCTGTGAATATTGTTGATAACCAAATAGTCCCAAAGCCTGTTGCACATTTTTATTGTCTAAATCTAACACTGAGTAAAAGTTCACAGCATTACCATCTTTAACATCCTGCAAAGTTAATCTTTCATTATCCCCTGATAGGTCTTCTGTTAATTCTTGGTCTAATTCCTTTTGGAACAAAGTGTATAACTCAAGTAAAAGAATACTTTCGAATGCTTGAGAATTAATTTTATCGAATTCATTATCGTCATACCCCATAAGGCCTCTCTTATTAGAGTGGTCAGTAGATATAAAATTGATATAACTATTCTTACTACCTTCACCTAAGATGTAGGCTTGCATTACCTCTCTTGCCTTTTGCATGGTGTATTTTTCGTTTAGTACGAATTTGTCTTCAAAGGATGGTACTTGTGTCATGTACCCACCTCAATTGTGTAGTACAAAAACTTCTAAATTATCCCAATCCGAAGAAACAATTTTAATACCATTCCTACATACCACTCCAAAGCCTCTAAAGAAGTAAGTCGTGTCTGCGGCTATATGAAATTTAGCGATAGTATTAGAAAGAGGGTGGTACTCTATTGGTCCCGTTGTATCTCCACCTGTTGTTGAAACACTCAATTCGATTTCAGTAGCGTTGGTAATAGAAGCAATTGTAGCGTTAAGAGGAATTCCTGCCCCTGTCACTAAATCCCCAACAGTCAATTGTGAAGAATCTTCCACTGTAATTGTCGGGTCGTTATTGTATGAAGACACTTGAAGTATTACATCGGATGTATTATCTGCGATATAAAGAATTGCCGTATCTGAGCCGTTAAAAACTTGTACGCCCTCGAATTGGCCCCCTACATCACTTATGACCTTATTTGTTTCTGTTACTTTCGTTGAACTATATTTCATATCTTTCCCTCTATTTGTGCTTAAGAAGCATTAGGTATTAAACCTTACTCTTCTTCTATCACAGTTAAACTAAGCAAAGACGCTTTGCTGTCGGATAATTTATAAGAAATACCTTGTTCCTTTAACCAAGCCTGTAATTCACGCTTAGTCATAGAAGAGAAATCAAGGACTTCCGTTTCATCGACTTCTTCAACAACGGTTTCTTCAACCGGTGCTGATTCTGCCTCAACGGAGTCCAAGATTTCAAATTTATTCTTAA